ATAAATATCTGTATGGTGATCCGCCGTCTTTAAATCCGATCAGATCAATTTCAAATCCCGCTGCGGGCGTAAATCCCAGAGGGTTATTTACAGTGATAGTAGTTCCAGTTATATTCGTTATTCTAACTTCAGGACTAACATTATCCCAGCTCTCATCCCCGTTTCCGCGAACTAAGATAATTGCGCCCTCTAAGAACTTATCAATATCTGCACCGTCTACAGTAAACTGAGTGTCACTTATACCTGTCAATACTTCTACTGTCGGATTTGTAAAAACAAATACACGTTTTGCTAAAATGTGGTCATCTGGATCATTGTTATCCGGGTATTGAGCTATATCTACTATATAATCATCAAGTATTGGAAACGGCGGTGCGGTCTCTAATATCATTAAATAATCATCAGATGGCGAAAAATTTATAAGAACTGTCTCATGTATATTGTCCCACATGTCATCATGGATAATTACTTTTTGCCCTATGTATGGATTCCATTTTGACTTCTCAGTTCTTGGCGGAGCCGTCTCATAGGAGTTCTTAATCTTAACTTGGTTTCCACTTGATCCCGCTGCAACGGTTTGAGATGCTGGAGATACTATCCCATATCTTCCATCAGCTAAAGAATATCCAGTGTCTATAAGATCAAGTTTAACTTCTCCGGTTTTAATAGCTAAAGATTTATTACCTACTTCAAAAAGTCTAGGTGAGAAATTTCTAGATCCTTTTTTAGTATCTGGAAGTTGAAGGTTTGAATCTCCATAGATAACTATATCTCCCACATCGGTATCAAACGTCTTCCCATAAAACGCGAACATAGAGATAACTTCGGCCCCGAATTTATATCGGTTTTGAAATCTTCTTTTTAAAATTTCAATAATAGCAGAAGCATCAGCCGAAGGTCTGAGACCTTTAGCATCTATTACTAAGGTTTTATTTCCGACTTTAATTCTGTTTTTTGAATCTTGATTTATATCAACATCGCCGGATAGTCTTCGATCATCGACTACTGCTTCATTATATCTAAATACTACATTGTTATAGAAATATTTATTTATACTTCTTCGTACTTTATTTTGATGGGGCTTGGTCGTATTAGTTGAATTTAAAGTTTTAATATCTGAAGCCCCTAATGGCGGAGAAGTGTACCCGACAGAAACTTTTCCCCGTCTTGGGAGCGTGTAGGCCCCTGTCGGATATAAAAGTTGAGTATCAATAAACTCTTTTCCTATTTCAGAGTCTTTTAAATAAAAGTCATAAGTAAAAATAGAAGATGAAAAAATTGAATTAATGCGTTCAAATTCAGGGACATCGACTTCATCTCCGCCCATTTCTAGGCCCGCCCCTTGTGGAAGAACGTTCCACTTAGACGCAAAAGATATTTTTCCAGATGACGAAAGATTCGGAACTAAAGACACTCCTGTTAATATTAAATAAGATCCAAAAGACGTAGCTACTACTTCTTGAATTTCTGCGTCTACTACGTTATTTGGAGCATATTCATCGTCAACTATAGTAACTTTATCACCTATTGTTACACCATAGGCATCTTGAATATTAAGATTATCAAACCATACTGCATTTGGAACAGTCCCAACTCCTTCAACTTCCACAATAGATTTGATCTGGATGCCTTCAGCAAAATATTGTGGGCCGCCGGACATTAATATTTTTAAAGCAAGTTCTAAAGCATTCCCTTGAAGCCTATAGAAAGTCTCTACACTATCTTCGGCTTTATGTGGGGCGGCTTCTGATCTCTCATCAACTAGCGCAAAAGCTCCGCGAGTTATTCCTGTTATTTCAGTTGCAGTTAATCCAGTATATTCTATTACTTCATCGTTAATTCTAACGTATGTTCTTAGCCCTTCAGATGGAACAGGAAGAAGCATCCCTAAAGTCGATACGACATTTATAGTAGTGTCTGAATCTAAATTAGTTGCGCCTTGAGTGGTTACGGGCTGGCCTGAAAATCCAGATAGTATTTTTATTTCAATTAGTGATAGTGCATTGATAGATTTTTCAATAGCGTTTCGTACAGTACTATTTGTAGATACGCCGTTCTCTATCTGAATAGATATATTATTTCCCGCAACAGAAACTACTTCACTTCCCGCTGTTCCGCCAGCGGTATAAGCTACCGTAACAGTCCCTACAACATCACGTCTAGTTTGATAAGTTATATTTTGAATATTAGCACTTCGATATCTTAAATCTGAAGTTAATTCAGTGCTAATTTTTTGAAAAATTTCTGATCTTTTCTTTTGTTCCGGATGCGCCACATTTAAAATTATTGTGGTGCCGCCAGCTATTTCGTCGATGATTCCTGAAAAGATTCTTACAAAATCTTGAGGCCATGCTGTATCTTGATATCCAAGATATACATTAGCTTTTCTCCCTAAAATATCTTCAACTATTTCTCCGGGAGTAATGAGTTTAGTTATAGCTTCGTTTTTATCTATAAGCGAAATTTGAATCGAAGGGATGGAAGAAGTCCCGCCCTTATCTTGTAGAAGCTGTTGGGATATAGTATTAGACGATCCTACAATGTCGATAACATCTAACTGATTTTCATACCCACTTAGATCCCCGATTCTCCAATCGTCTCCAATTTCAAGACCGGGATCTCCGATTTTTATATATTTTTTAATCTCACCGATCCCATATATAGTTTCAACTCCGTCAATCTCTAGTACGAGCTGCGGGAGTTGAATCCTACTGTCTGCTTTGACTTGAGCGATTCGGGTGAGTTGCGTTGACATTAGTTACATTTTCCTTCTTTTTTAGCTTTATCGTAGCACTTCTTAGCTTCATTGTAGAAGTTTCTCATTGCTACTATTTCTTTATCTGTAAGTACGAAATGTCCATCAATTAAACACTCAGATAGTGGAATATCTTTTTCAAACTTAAAAGTCATAGTGTCGCCAAAATCGATTTTATATTGTTTACATATTCCAAGTCTTTGAACTATTTGTCGCGGTCTGATGTCCGGTTTATCCGGAAGACAGCTACACCCCACAATAAAAAGACTAAGGCTTGCCGTTAAGATAATCTTCTGTAGCATCTGCTATGTCCTCACTCGATCCGTTTTGGATCGCTCCATCGTATCCAGGTTTATTTTCTGCATCTCTTCGAGCTTGCTCTTCGCGAGCGCGTCGGCGCTCCATCCAAGCGGTGATATGATCTGTAATGTAGCGAACCGCCCATGTCATAACCATACCAACTATTTTGTTTAGAATCGCCGACAACATACTCTACTCCTTACACTTCTGCGCTGATCTTATCGACCAGTTTTAGAAGTTCCGCTTTAACAGCGGCTTTTAATTGCGGTTTTGCCGCTTCGATGATTGCGTCATCGATTTGACCGGGGATCGCTTCTTTAAGCTTATTTAAAAGCAAATCAGCCGTAGAATCACTGTGCGATTCAACCGCCGCTTTAAGCTGAACTTCGATCAACTTTAAAATATCTTCTTTGATACCCATGTGTTACTCCTTTTGTTTTTTAGCTTCTGTCGCTTGACATGAAGATTCGATTTTATCGTATTTACATTTAAAATAATCAGTCTGCTCCACATTGTGAACTACAAACCCGCCCCATAGAATCCCGGCTAATAGTATAAGTGTCATATTAATCCCCTTTCTTTAGTTTAATTATCATATCTCTTAACTCTTTAATTTCTACTCTTACTTCTTTTATATCTCTTTCGTTTTTATCTATTCTTTTTTCTTTTGATGCGTCCATCGCAATTAAGACACCGACTCTAATATTAAGGTCATTAACATTATTATTCAACTGACTTAAAACGTAAACTCCAAACGAAAGTATAGGTATGAAAAGAAATTCAATAATATCTCTGAAATTTAATTTCATGTTAATCTCCTATTGAGTATTGATTATCTCTACTCCACTTTGAAGTGTATACGTGACATTTCCCACATCTCCGGCGGTTGATGTTACGTTATTAACTACAATAGTTGCGGGGATAGACTGACCAGGCCCGAAATATCTAGTTATAAATCTATCTTCCGTAAATCGCTGAGACCCGGAAACTATTGAAATGCCCGTAATACGATAGTCAACTATCGCATAAGCATTACTGTTTACAGTAGTCGCTCCCGTTATCGCTCTATTTACTTTCATCCCTATATTTAATGTTGCCATTTTAAACCTTTCTTTTAATCTGCAAATCTATGCGCTATAATTCTTGGATTCATACCTGGGCCCGGATTTGTTGAATAGAGACCTAAAAAGTTTATCGTAGGCACTCCAGAAAAACCCCGGTATCTCATATTTACATAATATGTTGTAGTTGATGCTACTGTCAGTATTCCCATTTCTCCAGTGAATGGATCAAAATCAAAATTATTAGATGAATAACATGCTAAATGCGTCGCAAATAACTTCCCAACTAGCCCAGATCCGGGAGTCGTGCTTGTTCCTAATTGAAGCTCTGGAACAATTTGATTTCCAACTACTGCGGTAGCTTGGGCGTGCATCAGTCCTATTAGTTGCATTTTATACTGGCCTGGGTCTAAAGTTATTGAAAACGCAGTATCTGGAATATCCCAAGTATCGACAGATGGAGAAGTACTAAAGTAGTCTGAAGTATACTCAGCTTCAAAAAATTCTTGAACCGGGGCTTTATTATCTAAAGCAGCTTGAAGATCGGTTTGATCTGACAGGGTTCCAGTAATAGCGCCCCATACAGCAGACCCGCCGCCCGCTTCAGCAGAATGTAAATACCATAGCTGAGTAACTACATCATATGTGGCTTTAAAAGCTTTATTGTTCGGAATAGAAACGTCACTTCCTGTTCCGGTCATTATCCTTGCCGAAGCTGGAGATCCCACATTGTTTTTAAATACTACGTTTCCGCCAGTTTGATTTATAATTATTAAATCTTTATTATATGTGGACGGTGCATCTATCCTATTTACACTTGTTAAAGCTCCTGTTAGTCGGACTATCGGGGCCGTAATCGGGGTAAGTTGAACATCTGCTCCGGTTTGAGCATTAGCGATAGACGACATAAAAATTTCTTCGGTGACTCTAGTATTTTTGAATACTGAATCGCCAGAAAAAGTTTTATTTCCTGATATAGTAGTATTTCCAGATTCTAAAGTAGTGACTCGCCCATCAATAGACGCTATGTCGGTCTCAGTATCGTCAACTCGCGTTTCTAAAGCTGCCACATCTACGTTATCAACTAATCCGTCCTTAATTAAAACTCCATCGACTGTCACTCCGGCGTCTGTAGTAGATTCGGCTACGGTGTCTGTTTTAATCCCGCCGATAAAATCTTTTAATCCATCGACGGTTTGAGCAATGCCTGAAACTATAATTTCATACATGGCAGATAGAACGCCGATTTTCCATTTAGATTCTAAGGTTGAATCAAATTGAAGGGCCGCATTGTCTGTATCTCTTTCAATCTCTATTCCGGCGTTTTCTGCCGTTACATCCGTTCCACCTTTATTAATTGTAATATATGCATCTTCAACTTCTAACTCTGTAGAGTTGATAGAAGTGGTAGTTCCGGTAACTAATAGATTTCCTTGGATAGTTACGTTATCAGAAAAAGTTTTATCTCCGCCAAAAGTAGAAGCTTCTGATTCTATGGCTAATACTCTGGCATCTATACTTGCAATATCTCCAGCTACATCGTCGACTTGATCTTGAGTAGTTTTTAATTGAGTATCTAATTTCCCGACAGCTACTTTTCTATTATCCCCGTTTGATACATAGTTATTACTTGAATAATCATTAATGGCGGCATCTGCTTCCCCCGTTGCCCCGACGCCTTCAAAAGCCTTATTAATTGCTCTTTGGATGTTGGATACAGATGCCCCAGATACTACTTCAGCATTGTTAAGCGCCACAATAGCAACGGTTGAAGTCCCTGGAGAAGTCCTGGACATAAATGCGTTATTGAATGTGGTCTGATTTGCTATTTGGCCGTTTACTACTGACATGTTCTACTCCAAATTAATTACTTTAAATGTTAATATTCCGGTCTCAAAATACTCTGGGAGATTCTGTCCTACATACTCCATTAGTTCATACATTGTTCCATCTCCGCCCTGCCCCGTGGATTCTAAATATACTTTATCAAAAGTATCTCTTAAGTCTTCATTTTCCATAAACTCCATGGGATGTTTTTCAACAGCATAATCCATAAATGCGATAGCTTCTTCGACCGCTGTTTCGCCAGGTCTCAATATCCCATCGGTTGATCTATTAGTTATCCATTTGGCATTCATCTTTATAAACCTATCAACTCCAAAAGATTGAACGGATACGTTATCGCCGCTGGCCGATTTATTAACTACCGCATTGACAAGTTTTTTATTTTTATCTTTTCCTTTGTAGTCTTGAAGTGGAAATTTAGGACGCCATTCAAATCCCGATCCGAAAGATCCCACAAATGTTGTCTGATTTGTCATATCAGCTTGATCAAACCCTAAAAGGCTTGCGGGACTTGTAGTATTATTTACTCCGGTTCCAAATAGTAAATCTGCTGGCGCAGATGATTCTATAGTGACTATTCTAGTTATCCTATCAACAGATGCAGACCATGTGAGAGAGCTTGCGGCGTTGAGTGCTCCGATAAATACTTCTAGATATTTGGTTAAGGTATAGCTTCCGACAGGTATCTCAGCAAAGAGTTCAGTTCCACCGGGACTATCTGCGAAATCAATAATATTATTATTCTCATCTACCTTATGGCCGTAGTAAAAAACTGAGTGATATTTAAGAGCCATTAGACCGCCCCTCTAACTGTAAGACCTTGCTCTGAAAATTGCTCTTCTAAAATCTGAGCTAACTCTAAACCTGTTTCTCGTCTATCCAATACATTTCCGTTAATAGTAAGTGCTACCGTAGTTGAAGGGGTAGCTGGCTCTATATCTTGCGGACTCGGAGCTTGAGTCAATGGAGTATCCCAGGGGCTACTTCCCCCCGATCCAGAATCCGGATTAAAAGATGCGCTTCCGCCGCCCCCGCCAATACCCATAATCTTTGCCACATTCGCTGCTGCTGCTGCCCCTACTAGAGCCGCTGCCGCGAAGTTAAAAGGGTATGGGACTTGAGCTAGAGCATTTTGTACGGCCACATATCCATCCATCGTGGCTTTTGTTACTGCGGCGGCTTTTCCAATCTCAGCCAGCTCGCCCGTAGCGTTCTGTTGTAATGTGGCAATCTGATCTAGGGCCCCACGGGTTCCTTCAAAAGCTACTTTATTAGCTTTATCTTCTAGAGCTTTTTTCTCCATCGCCCATTTTGAGTCGATAGTTTTTAATTTATTTCTGAACTGTTCTTGAAGCCCCGCTGCGGCTTCATTGTAAAGTTCTTGATCTTGTATACCTAGGTCATCATATTGTTTTTTAACAGCGCTTAATTCTTGTAAAAATTGAGCTTCGGCAACTACTTTTTGCTGATTCATTACTTCGCGAAGAGTATTTTCATTTTGGTTATTTTGAAACTGCTGCTGGAACACTTCTAAATCAGACTGTTTAACTTGATCGTTAATCTGTCGAACTCTTTCTAAGAACTGTTCACGTCTTCTAAGTCTTTCATCGTCGATAGATGAATCTGCCGGAGACGCTTGATCTCCTTGAGCTAAAGTCTTAGCTTGCTCCATTTGAAGTTGGTCAAGCCTTCCCACATATTTAGACAGCTCTTCTTCTGCGGTCGATATGCTTAATCGTAAACTATCGAAGAAAGTAGATCCGCCCCCTTCGCCTAAAGATTCAAGTTGCGTTTTACTCTCTTCGATTCTTTTTCTTAATATCTGAACCCGCTCTACAATTTCGTCAACTGTTTCAGCGGGGCGGGCTTGTTTTATCTGATCTGCAAGGCCCCCGAATACTCTAGCTGATACATCTGCAAGACCTTTGAAAAAACTCCCGGCATTTGAAGATACCGCTTTACTCATCTCATCATTTAGTTCAGTTAATGCCACTTTAGCACGAGTAAATGAGTCAGATGTGGTATTAGTATCAGTTGCGATGCTTTTAAATCGCTCGTTTCCTTGACGTAAAATCTCATTTAAAAGAGCCTGTTGACGTTGCTGTTCAGATAAAAGCGGGACTACCGTTCCTATAGAATTTGCATATTCTTTGTAGACTTTATTTGAATCAATTAAAAGTCCGATCTGTCTAAGCTGTCTAGTTTGTCCAGTAAATATAGCGTTATTGATCAATTCAGTATTAGAAACTATATCCCCGCCAAATACTTTATATGATCTATTTGCTAAATCTAAAATCTTAGGAAGGTTTTGCGCATTAGCGCCTATCTGAATAAAAGCTTGGCTTGCTACATCGAATAATCTTGAATCATCTACAAGACCTCTAACTGCGGCTTTCATATCGTTTTTTAAGGTATCAGAAAAGATTCCGGCTTGAGTTGATAATATTTCAAATTTCTTTTCGAGTTTTATCTCGTTCTCACCTTGAATAATAGTATCTATAGTAAATGAAATTGCACGTTGAGCCACATCTGCGGCCTGCTTTAAAAGGAAGAATCCGCCAGCAAGATCCGCTAGTCCCCTAACTGCAAATGGAGTATTTGGAACTTCAAGCGGAACTTTAACTGGATCGGCTTTTTTAATCTGTTTATTAAACGCTTCTTCAAATACTGATGCGGATTCTCTGGCTGATTTAGTTATTCTATCTCCGCCAGTTATAGAGTTGATTGCGTTATCTAAATTCTGTTTAACTGATGCTGCGTAGATTGATTCTTGTTTTTTAAACATCTCTGCAAATACATCGGCTGAAGCTTTTGCAGATTTCTCAGCAACTTTTCTAGTAGATCCCACAATTCTATCGATAGAATTTTTTAAATCTTCTTCTTGCTGCTTAAAATGCTGTTCAAATACTTGAGCCGAAGTTTCTGCGGACTTTGCAGACCTGTCGTCGATTATTCTAAATGATTTATCTATGGAACTCTGGGAAAGTTCGACTTCGAGCTGTATCTTATTTTCGTCGGCCATTCTTTCCCCCTAACTTATTCACAAGTACCGAAACATCTCTAGTATCTCTTCGGTATATGTGTCTTGGATATGCCATATCGTTTAACTTTTTCTCTCTTTCACGTTGATAAGAAGCTTTAGTTTTGTAGTGCCCTATTGCTCTTATCAATGTTAAAGCTTCTTGAGCTTCTATAACATCTATAGCTTTCCACAATTTCGTTACTTTTATTGCGGAAAGTTTCGATAATTCGCTGTAAGATATGCCGGGATAAAACCTTAAGATTTTTGCGAGTTGAATGTCGGAAAAATCTAGTTTTTTTTAGCGCCGACAGTGTACGAGAAAAGATCCGAAAGACCTTTAAACGTCATCTTACTTAAAACTTCTTCGGGAATCCCTAAGTCTTTAAAATATTCAAAATACAATTCAGTTGCCGAAGCTTTTTTATCTTCAGTATTCCCCGCATCTTGAAATTTTTTTAGAGTTTTATCTTGTTCGATTGCGGAAGGGGCTCTGAATTTATATTTTTTGCCCTTATATTCAAGTTCTAATTCTTCATCTTCATATACGAATCCCATTCGATTCTCCTTAGATTTATAATTGTGGCGATAGTCTCGCCACAATTATTTTGGTTTTTATTATGCTAGAGACTGCTCTGAATCTCCGATTGAGAAGTAGTTTACTCGCTCGTTTACTCCATCCGCAGGGAATACTCGGAAAGTAACAGGTAGTGCGAATACGCTTTCACCTGAGAAAGTGATCCCTGTTAAATTCGGCATCGCCTTGTGGAAAGTCCAGTCTTCTGATCTATCTGTTGCAAGTAATCTTGCAGGATGTAAACGAAGTTTAGAAGCGTATTTGAACATGTTTTCAAAACTTTTGAATGTCCCCATACCGAAAACTTCTGATCCGTTGTCTGGAGTGAAAGATCCGCCAGATTTAGTAAAC